AAAGTATAGAGATATGAAATTAGGAGAACTCAGAAAAATCATAGCAGATATAGACACAGTATATGATAATTGTGATGTAACTTGTTATGAGAGCAATGGTAATTTAGGATATGCAAGTATTGCAACTACTGCTTATCTTGGTAAGACGTATGTAAATCAAGGCTATCCTATACGTAGAACATTTCAAATTCAATTTGAATTACCAGATAAATTAAAAATAATTATTTAAAGTAACTAACCGCCTTCGGGCACTAAAATATAAGTAATATGACAGAAATAGAATTATACAACAAATTACAAAATGTAGAAGGTCGTTTAAAGATGGTGGATTCACAAATATTAGAGCTTCGCATAAAGAAGAATGATATAATGAACGACTTTCTTAGTTTGTTACCTTTTCAGAAAGGTGACAAGGTGAAAGATAAAAATGGCAATATCTTTTTCATAGAACGTCTAAAAGATGCTATGTTTCTCGGAAAGAATAAAATCAATGTTCATTTTCTTATCCGAAAAATAAAGAAAAACGGAGAACCTTACAAAGACGCAAACGAATCTTGGGGAATTGATTATTTTTCCCTAGAGAAAGTAGTAGAGTAATAACCATCCTGTAATGGAAATAAATAGATAGTAATATGAATACAGAAAAATTAGAAAGAGGAAATATCTTAGCAAAGAGTTTAATTCCTAAAGTAGATGTACTCTTAAGTATGTCTCCAAAAGTAAGCAGTGGTGAACTTGCAGATGCTATTCGGAAATTATCACTGCTTGATATGGAATTTGATACTAAATTCAAGCAGCTTCTGAATGAAACAAAACAGAGATTTCAGAAAGAGTTTGATGAGCTTTAGTAAAACTAACCATCCCTTATGGGATATAAATATAAAGTAATTATGAAAAAGTTTATTGGTACAAAGGTCATTATGGCAGAGCCCATGACTATGACAGAAGCACAGAAAGTGCTTGGTAGAGAAATTAAGCCAGCAACCGATGAGGAAGATGGCTACTTAGTAGAGTATGATAACGGATATAAGTCTTGGTCTCCAAAGAGTGTGTTTGAGAAAGCCTATCGTGAAGTAGGATCTGTTAACTTCGGCGGAGCTATTAACTTGTTGAAGGCTGGTCTTGCGGTAAGACGCAAGGGATGGAATGGTAAGGGATTGTTTATCGTGAAGCAGGTTCCTTCTCATATCACAGGTGACATCATTCCTAATATGCAGTCACTCCCTCAGTCTGCCAAGATCATCTTGATGAACCGTGAGAATCCTCACATTGACTATACTAATCAGATGCTTATCATCAATCCAGATGGCAGAGCAGATTCTTGGGTTCCTTCTTCTAGTGATGTATTTGCGGAAGATTGGGAAGTTGTAACAGATTAACTAACCGCCCTCTCCCTTTTACAGGAGAGGGTAAAAAGAATAGAATTATGATTAAGACAGTTCCAGACCCTACTTTGATGTGTGATGGATGTGTGTATGATGGTAAGTTTGAGTGTATTCAGCACGCATGTTGTGCAGACCCGAACAATCCCGTTAAGTACATTGAAGTAACAGAGTAACTAATAGCCCTCTCCTTGGTAACAGGGAGAGGGTAAAAAGAAGAGAATATGGCAGAGATTATTTATTTTGGAACAAAAGGGTGTTCCGGTCATTATCCTATTGGCATCGACAAAGTGCTGACCTCGGCAGAATATGGAATGTGGCGCGAATGCGATAATGAAACTTGGATAGATAATATCCGAAAGAATCCTGGTCGCCATCTCATCAAGCATCACGGAGAGGTTTATACTAATTATGGTGTTCCGTTCTCTGTAGATGATGAAAGAGGAGGCTCACATACCGAACTATTTTGGAAAGGCATTCATACGAAAGAAGAAATCGTCAACTTGATAAAGAATAATCAGTTTTTGGCAAGGCAATTCAAAATGGATGAGGCAATTAAAAATGTGGCAACAGTTTGTGGTGTCAGGTACGAAGATATTAAATCTGCGATAAACATGACACAAGTATTCGCAGGTGGAAAAAAAAAGAGAATATGAATGCAAATAAAATAACATTAGCTGGCTATATTGTATATCTCCAAAGTATGTATAAGCGATATGGCAATATAAGTATTGCGCAACTAAAGCATATAGAAAGAATCAGAAAAAAAAAGGAGGATAAGCAATGAGTAAAGTAACTGCAATTAATATAATTATCAAAAAGAAGAATCAATTAAGAAAGCATAAAGAGGGATATGTTTCTTACATTAATATTGATGAAGTTCTTGTGTGGTTGAACGATATTCAAAAAGAATTGGAGGATGATTATGACTAGAGAAGAATTACAAAATAAACTTGGCGATGCTATCTGTGAATATTGCAACAAGAACATTATTTCAGAACATAACATCGGCATAGGTTGGCTTTGCGAAGGTCAGTATTGTGAGGAAGCACAAGATGGCTACGCAGCAGAAAATAACATAGAATTGGAGGACTAAGTATGATACAAAAACAGACATGGAAGGACGAAATCAGAATTTTAATAACTGATGAAGAAAATCTTGGTTCTGTTCAAATATCCATTCCGCTTTATGTTAGTGATATTTTCGGCAAAACTGAAGCTCTAATATATGCACTTTGGGTGGACGTTGTTCATAGGAGAAATGGTGTTGCGCAACGCCTATTACAACTAGCAGAGCAACAAGCTAAGTTGAATGGAGTGAAGACAATCGGATTAGAATTTAACAAAGATGAATCTGATAGCTTTGTTCTAGATTGGTATCTCCGCAGTGGTTACAAACCATTTAATAAGAAAAGTAATTTATTGATCAAGAAATTAGAGGATTGAGTATGAACAATAAAGTTAAAGAAGCATTGGGTAGTGCAAGCTACCTTACATATCACTGGAGACAGTACTCCTTTGAGCAGCTTGAAAAAGAAATGGTAAGAGTGTGTGGATTGTGCCACAAAGCATTGGGCATTCCACAAGATGATAGCGTTACAGACTTCGAGCGAGGTCAGTGGTCAGTTATCCAAAATGTGATTGGCTACATCAAAGATTATAGCTCAGCAGCACAACTTTGCCGAGAAGCTGGTATCGGTTATAAGAAGATAAAGGCTCTTCAGAAGGATTGTGGTTATTCCTACAAGGAAGAAGTTAATGACTTCCTAAAGGAAAGTCGTAATGGTGGAACTTATTTGAAATTGGAGGAATAGTTATGGCATGGGTAGCAACTAATGGAAATGGTAAGGAATTTCTTTTTGAAAAGAAACCATACAGAAGTGGACGTGGAGAATATGGATATTGGAATCCTACATATTCTGGTATCGGTGGTTGTGTTCTTATACCTCATGGAAGTATCAAGAAGCTCATCGGAAGAGAGTTATCTTGGAGCGATGAGCCAGTAGAACTTAAAGAAGAATAGCTTATGTATAGACCGATTACAATGTATCAGATTGTTTGCGATAGATGCGGAGAAGTATTTGGAGGTACAGATACTTGCTCTGCACTATTCTACGACAAGAGTACTGATATTGAAGACTTCTCAAACTGGAAAATGATTGATGGTAAACACTATTGTCCCGTGTGTTATGGGGTGAGGTCATTGATGGAGTGTATAACGTTAAAGCAAAAGAGATATGAAGATAGAAAATATCAAATTTAGGGCTAAACGTCTTGACAACGGAGAATGGATAGAGGGGGAAATTTCTCATTTCGAAAATACTATATGGATAGTACCCATTGATCATAAACCATTCTATTCGGGATGTGCAGAAGTCGATCCAGGTACTATCTGTATGTTCACAGGACTGAAAGACAAGAACGGAACACCTATCTATGAGGGGGATATGATTATGCACAAAGATAACAATGCGGAAAGAAGAGGTGATATTAATTGGGATAGTAAAGCTGCTGCTTTCTGCTTTGGGCAAGATTTCTTAGTTCACTACTCTTCTGAAGATATGGTAGTTGTCGGCAACAAATTCGATAAGTAGCGTATGAAGAATAAGATATTAGACTTTATCAAATCAGCCGTTTGGCTCTTTTTGATTTTCATAATAGGGGTATTTGGTTTTAGGGTTTCTTTCAGCTTAGGAACTCCACACAAAAAAGAAGAGTTTAATATAAAAATATTCACCAAGAAAGGGCATGAATACCTGTTTGTGGGCAAGGAACATGGAGCTTGCGTTATTATTCACGCTAGTAGTTGTCCTTGTAATAAAAAGAAGTAGCTTATGAAAGTAAAGAATATACCAAAGAAGATTTACCTCAACATCTGTAGCAACGAAGATGAGGTAGATTACAATAAGCTGAACGGAGTAACGTTCAGCTCAGAAAAGGTTGGTGTTACCGATTGTGATACGGAAAACGTTCCTTACGTGAATGCTGCATCATTATGGCGCGACTTAAAGGAAAATAAGCCACCATTAAGAAAGTGGGTGATGTTCCGATATAGTGGAGGTGGCGTAAATCCTACGGCTCTTCACTACGGAGCAATGAGTGATGATGTATGGATTGTCACAAGAGGAGACGGAACACAGCGTATTGAAGTTCTGTACGAGTGCTACGATAAGATAGAGTGGCTAGATTTTGATGAACTAAAATAGTAATAGCGTATGAAAGTTAGGTTGGCAAAGAAGATAATGAAGTATCGCTCTGGCAGTTTTTTATATGAATTGATGCGCTTGGAAGGCTTGGACGTTTCTAAAGAGCTGTCAAAGATAAAGCAATACTGGGAGCCTAGATGGGCTTTGTATTATGCCACTAAAGGTGGTTGTCATGGCAGAGTTGACCATCGTATCGTAAAGGCTAAAAAGATTACAGAAAGATATTCTCGCAAGCTGATGAATTGCCTTGCTAGGTTTGCTGGTAAAACTCATTTCGATATTAGAGATATATCAAGTAGTGCAAATAAACTAAAAAGATATGACTTATGATAAGAGAAAGATATTATTACGCAGTAGCCGCCTTCATGCGTAAGGATGGCAAATTAACCTATACCTCAGTTACGAGTTCCGTTAAGGGGGAAGAGAAGGATATAGTTTTCTATCCTCTCATGAACCTCATCACTGACGTCGAAGAGCGATTCAAGGATGATATGGTTTGTGGTACAACTATCATACATGGCGTTACTGAGATTAGTAAAGAGGACTATGAAGCCTATAACGAACGCATAGCTAAGATAAATAAGAAGGAGGGTTAGCACATGACTTTTTTGAATATTACCGTAGGTGAGAAGGAGTTTGATGAAATCAAAGAAGGCAAGGTAGGACTAGTATGTTTACCTTGCACTCCACTTTGGTGTCATACATTAGTCGATGGTGTAAAGAGGGAGGAAAGATTAGACCAATTAACGGCTAGATTAGATAGTAATGGCAAACCTCATATTCAGTATGGAAATTCTGTTGACCATTACTTTAAGAAAGTTGATTATGTTCAGCTTTCCTGTAAGGTTGGTTCTCAAATAAGAGTTCTCGTTAAGGATTGCGCAGGTTTCAGTATTGAGACTACTCAAACGAAAAAGGACAATGGCTTTGTCGAGTTTAAGCCAAAAAACTTTGTTGTTCATCTAAAATAAACAAAATATGATTATGAAACAAGAAATGCAAAAATCAATCTTAAAGATTCAAACAGCAGTCGAAACTCTGACAAGACAGAAAGTTATCGATAAAAATGTGTATGATTTTGTCCATGGAGAAATCAAATCTCTTTCGGAAAGTGTGGAGAATATAGAGGAAGTAAATAACCTAGATGAAACACTCCTTACCTTCACAGATAAGGAGGAGTATGTAAACCAGCATATCAACCTTGCTGATACATCTGTACTTTGCAAAGAGTTGAATAGAAGAAAAGACATTGGTGACGATTTCTTTGTAGTAGCAACAGAGGGAAAATAAGTTAGCTTATGGAAAGATTAACTAAAGTAATGGATAAGTATTTATCAGAAGCAAAGAAGAAGGTTCTTACCCTCGCAGTCAGCAAGGAATGGTTCGATATGATAGTGTCGGGCGAAAAGAATGAAGAGTATCGGGTGATTAAAGGTTTTTGGATGAGTCGTCTTCTCCTTATCAAGGATGAAGAGTGCAAAGATTTCGATAAGTACGATAAGCTCCATATCGGCAAGACATTTGAGATGCTTATAGACATCAATACTATCAAGGAGAAACTGAATAATGGTACAATGAAGTTCGTACCATTCACTCACGTTCTCTTCAAGAACGGCTACTATGACGATAGCCCAAAGGTAGAAAAGGAGATTGAGAGTATAACCATCGGCAAGCCGAAGAAAGGTCTTTGCCCAGGCAGGTGGTTGGATCATGAATTTTTCATCATCAAGTTCAAGTAATATGGATAAGACAACAGAACTATCATATAATCACCTCATTTCGCAACTCAGAAAAGAAAACGCTGATTTGAGGAATGAGGTGCGAGAATTAAGGAAGTTGCTAACAAGAAAAGGTGACAAACCGCCTAATTAACACTCCGTAACACCATGTTAAAAGGTATTTTTGCGCTTTTCTTGTCAAATTAGCTTCCTGTAGTTTTCGGTAACATTAGTTAAGTTAACGAAACGGCAAATACTTCACATAAGCCTTTCTAAGCTGTTCTATTTTCTTCCCCATATCCTTATATCATTTTTCAGAAAAAGCCTTATATAGAGGAAAATAGGTTTTATTTAACACTCTAGTAATCAATAAGTTATATAAAGTTAAGCAAGAAAAATAATGTGGTTAAAATTTAGTCAAATGCCAAAAAATGACTATCTTTGCACCATCAAAAATAAATAATAACAATTAAAAGATAAGAGAAATGAAACAGACAGTAAACGTATCAAACAAAGCTGAGGTTGTAGCAGCAGTTACAAGTGATTTTGATGGAGGTTATAACTATTTCGAAGGTGACATTCGTAAGGGTAATCTTAGAGCGCATGTAGTTAACTGCTTCTATGGTAACAAGTTGAGAATCCAGATTACCTATTGGGAAGATGGCAAGAGCGTGGCTGTTGAAACCGCTTCAACATGTTCAACAGCAAAAGGGATTGTTAGTAAGGTTTCTAAATTCTTAAACGTTAAGTAATCATGACAGCATTAGATTTCAATGATAGAGGACGAGCTTTCGTTTCATTCGATGAGTTCAACAACTATATGAATGAACGTCTGGAAGAAGGTGATTACACCAAAGAGAAAAACGGAATCACTTACTACTATAATAGTGGCAGTTGTCTTATCGGCAAGTATGACAATAACGAAGGTTTCGGAATTACTTATTAATAAATACAGCCCTCGACACCACGGTAAAGTAACAGCGTATGAAAAATATTTATGGAAAGACCATTAAGCCAAAGTACGAGGTCGCTCTTAAACAACATGTTAAAGGAAGTGTGGATGACGATTATGAAAGTATAGAGTTCCATTCCGCTTACAACTATTGGGAGTCAGTCCGTATGGCTAAGAAGTATTCGTTTGGCATCGGTTCAGAAAATAAACGCTTTGCCGAAACCGATAAATTGGACGCTGGTCTTGCGCAAGTAACGGTAGTTTGTTATTATTCAGACGATACATCAGACTACAACGAAGTATGGCAAGAAGAATATATTAATGGCAAGAAGACGGTAAGATATTAGTTTTAGGCATAACGGATAGAAAGATAAAAAGGTAACGACTGGTCCAACCAACTAGTCACAATAAGAGCAATGAAATGTTAGACAGAACAAATATTCACTTTAAGAAAGCAGTAGAAGCTATATTAGAAAAGATAAAAAGAAATAAGGGGAATGTATCGTTAGGTCTTGATACAGATTACTTATCCATCTGTTTATTTACAGACGACAGCGAAACTTTTTATCAAGACATGATTTGTAATTTTCATACTAAAGACGAAATCCGTCAGAAGGTAGATAACTTCAACAAAATGTATTACGCATGCAGACAATTAAAAAAGAAAGGAGGTCGCCATGAGTAAGGAGTACATTGGAACAGATTGCTATAATCGCAAGATGGAGCTTTACCATATCGGCAATGAAGTTTATTGCGACCACATCAAAAACGGAGTTGTCGTCAAGACAAACAGCATCACTGTAGATAACCGCATTCTTGGATTGTTTGGCAGTCCTCATACAAGCGGAGCATATATCTACGATGAGATAGCAAGAATGTATGGCAAGAAGTTATAATAACTGCATATAAAAAGTAAGAGCAATGAAGACAGACAACGTTTTAGAGCATTTCGCTGAAATGATGATTTCACGAATGCAAAAGATGAAGGCAGGAAATTGGAAGATGGGTTGGTTCACCACATCTTATGGTGGGAACCCTGTGAACCTTGGAGGGCGTGAATATAATGGAATGAACTCATTCTTCCTGTTCCTCTGCATGATGGACGAAGATAGATTCAAATATCCTATCTTTGCTACCTTCAATCAGATAAAGGCATTAGGAGCTAGTGTGAACAAAGGAGAGAAAAGCTTCCCTGTTCTATTTTGGTCCATTCAGTACAAAGACAAGAATGGAAACAAAATAACAGAAGACAGCTACAACGGAATGACTCGATCAGCCCAACTAGAATGCAAAGTTCAGCCTTTCTTGAAGAGCTACAATGTGTTCAACCTCAGCCAAACCAACCTCGAAGAGGTAGCACCTAAGACGATGAATAAGTTGAAGGAGAAGTTCAGTCTCAAAGATAAGAATGAGTTGCCGACAGACACGGCTGGTATGTACGTCAACGAGAAAATTGATGATATGCTTCTTTATCAGAAGTGGCTCTGCCCAATCCGCTACGACAAGTATTCAAGTGGAGCTTTTTACAGAGTTGGGGTAGATGATATTACAACACCTCTTAAAAGTCAGTTCAAGAAGGGCAATACAAAGCAGGAGATATTCGAGGATGGACAGGAATACTACTCAACCCTTCTACATGAAATGGTTCACTCAACAGGTCACAAGTCTAGATTGAATAGAGGGTTTGAGGAAGAGAAAGGAGAAAAGGACTATGCAAGAGAAGAGTTGGTTGCAGAGCTTGGAGCAGCTCTTATCGGAAACGTCCTAGGCTTTAGCAGTCGCATTTTAGATAATAACGCTGCTTACCTAGATGGTTGGATCAGCAAGCTTAAAAAGCAACCAAAGTTCATCGTTTCTGTTTTGACAGACGTAAACAAGGCAGCTAAAATGGTATTAGAAATCGTGAACAAAGAAAAGGCACAATTACTAATGCCTGCATAAGATATTTTATTGCTCTATCTAAGGCGGTATAAGCGGATTTGCTTGTATCGCCTTTATTCATTATCATCAAAAACATAAAAAGCTCTATAAGCGAAAATAAATATGCAATTTCTTGGTTAAATCTATCTGTTGATTAAATATTTTTAGTATCTTTGCACCAAAAGTAGTAAAGATATGAACATCGAAGAAATACTCAAGAAAACTGATACTATCAGCCAAAAGATAGAAGAGCTACGCAGAAGGACTGTAATGGTCCCTTTGTGGAGTTATCTTTTGAGTTTATATGAGCCAGCAAGCCATAAGGTAATGACAGATACCATAAGCCTTCGTGATAAAGACAATGGTGAAAAATCATCCCGTATAGCGGTTGCCCTTGAAAAGCTGCTCACAAACAGAATAACAGAATTTACATTCTCTATACCAGTTAAGAGAAAGTACAACACTCCAGAAAATGATATTCAGAGGGAAATCCAAAAGGCATTAGAAAAAATCTACGATTGTGCTCATATTGACAACATGAACTACAAACGTGGACTAGCCTATTTCGCAAGCTGTGAAATCTTCACCATCTGGTATTCTGTTAAGAAGCATAACTCTCTATATGGTTTTGAATCAAACTACAAGTTGAAGTGCAAAACCTTCTCCCCTATGGATGGAGTAAGATTGTACCCTATCATTGATGAGTATGATGATATGCAAGCTATGTCGTTTGAATATGATAAGACCGTTTCCGATAAAGAGACGATAACATTCTTCGAAACCTTTACAGAAAACTATCATTTCATTTGGAAGAAAAGTAACCTTGGTGAAATGTGGGAGGAAGTAACTGCACAAGTTGATGAGGATGGGAACACTAAGAGTGGTGAGGAAATCATCATCCGTAAGATTCCTGGAGCATACCTGTCTCGACCTCATGCCATCTACGAGGGGCTTGATAATATCCGAAGTGAATTTGAGTATAATGTCAGTCGCAATAGCAACGTGATTGCATATAACTCTGCACCAATCGCAAAAGTCAAGGGTGGCATAGTCGGACAGGAGAAAAAGGGAGAAAGTTTGCGTATATGGAGAGTCGAGAATGATGGCGATATTTCATACGTATCATGGAATCAGTCGCAAGAAGCGGTTAGCGGTCAGAATAAAACCCTCCTCGGATTGTACTGGATGCTTTCTCAAATGCCAGATATTAGCTTTGAGAACATGAAATCTCTTGGTAATATCGGCTACGATGCAAGACAGACGTTGCTCACAGATGCACATCTGAAAGTTCGCATGGAATCGGGCGCTTTCAAGGAGTTCTTTGAAAGAGAGTTCAATGTAATCAAGGCATTCTTAAAGGTCATGAATCCAAAATGGGAAAAGGAGATAGATAACGTCACCTGCGACCACATCATCACTCCTTACATACCAAAGGATGAGAGCTACGACATCACCATCAGACAAAAGGCTAATGGTGGTAAGCCGGTAGAAAGTCAGCTTGAATCCATCGTTAAGCTTGGGCAGTCGCAAGACCCTCAGCAGACAATGGAGGATATTCGACAGGATGAACTTAATGCGGCAGCAGTACAGCAGTCTGCTTTTGCTATGGGTGAACAAACAATATAAACGCAATAAACTGCACAAGTTATGAAGAAGAAAATCGCAATTTGGCTATTCAAGTTAGCAAGAAGACTCTACCCTATCAGTGTAACTGTCTTCGAACAGAAAGAAATTCTAGAGCCAAAGGTATGTGCCAAGGCTTATAGTATCGACAAAAATTACATTCGCCACTACAAGCGAGACCATCATGTCAAGTCCATGAGAGAAGCTTTGCGTGAGATAACAAAGGAAACTCTCGCACAGGCAAAGAAAGATGTACTCAATACTATCGAATCCAAGATCATGAAGCAGAGAGTATATCAGAAGGATGGCAATACGATTGTAGAGGTAAAGGTTAATTGCTATGTCTCCAAAGAAGAAGGTTAAGCCTATTCCAAAAGAACCTCAGTTCTGCAAATTATGTGCCCACGTTTCCAATCCACGTAATCTTAGTGTTACGGGAGAGCCAACGTTGGGCACTTGCCCTTATGAGGAGTTTGCTATCCTCTATCAAAGGGAATGTGTAAACGAACATTATAAGCCGAAATAAATGAGACCAAATATCCCCAATCAAAAGAAAGCATACGATGCTCTGAACAGACGCTTAGTTAACTACGTGGCACAAGTTCAGAGCATTTATGATAGAATCGCTAGCCAAGTTGCTACTGCTATAGATGGTGTCGGTTATGATGGTTCTGCGGAGTTCTTGTTTGGGGACTATCCAGAACTGAAACAAACCATCAATGGCATCATGACTAGTTATGCTGCACAGATGAATAACCTCATCTATGCAGGTACCACAAATGAGTGGAAAGAAAGTAACATCATGCAGGACCTACTTGCAAGAAAGGTACTTCGTGCTTATGATTTTGAGAAGGGCGGAGATAAGTACAACAGGTATTTCCAAACTAATTCAGATGCTTTGAAGGCTTTTCAGAATAGGGTTGATAAGGGGTTGTCTGTTTCACAGAAACTATGGTATCAGTCACAAGCCTTGAAAAAGGAGTTGGAGCATACCATATCAACTGCAATAGAAAGAGGACAGTCTGCGGTTGTTCTCAGTAAGCGAATCAGTAAGTATCTGTTAGACTATCCTTCATTAAAGGCAGATTATACAGAAAAGTTCGGAAAAGCCGCTACATGCGCGAATTGTCAATACGCTTCTATACGTTTGGCAAGAACCGAGATAAACATGGCTTACCGAAAGGCAGAGCAGACACGTTGGCAACAATTTGATTTCATCTTGGGATATGAGATTAAGTTGAGTAAACGCCACCCTGCACCCGACATCTGTGATGATTTGTTGGGAATATACCCAAAAGACTTTGTCTTCCTAGGTTGGCATCCTAACTGCATGTGTTATGTTGTACCTATTGTGATGAGCGATGAAGAGTACTATGGTTCTCCTTCCATTCAGAAGTCAGCTATGATTTCTCGCACCCCAAAGAACTTTAATGACTGGGTACGCAATAACCGCAGCCGAATCGGGCAAGCTGAAACACTTCCATACTTCTTGAAGGATAACAGAAAGTATTGGCACCTGTCCGTTGAGGACGCGGCTGAGTACCGCCATGCTGACAGAGACGAAAAAGCCATAAAGCTTGCTTGGAAGAACAGAGACTTATTGAAATACAACATAGATGTAGATAATTCTGACATAGCGACATTAAGGCGAAATGCTAAAGCCTATGAAGTTGATATATCAAGCTTTGAAAAATTCCTCACTACACATCAATTTAAAGAGAGTTTTGGAATGCTGACTGATAGTGAACGCTCTGTATTATCAGATATGTTCGACAAGTATGATGACAAGGTTCGTCAAGCTGTAGAGTCTTTCGGCAGGACAAAGAAAAGTTATCTAGCAAAGTTTGATTATAGCTATAATTTCGGCGATTGGATGGATGGCATAACTAATAAGTTTGCAAATATCACTCCTACACAATTCGAACCAGTGAGCAAGATAAAACCAAAGTTGAAGGCTACCTATGATGAAGCTCGTAGGGAACTGCAAGACCTTCGTTCTATTCCGTTGAAGCCTAAGAAGCTAATAGATGATTTCGATGATTGGGAATTGGAGACTGCATTAGACGACCAGGAAGCAGTTATGGCAGGAAAGAAACTCATGCAAAATCTGTATGGTCCAAACATTGATAACGTCAATTCTTGGATAAGAGTAGAATCGGCTCGCATAACAGAAGGCTGGGGCAAGGCTTATGAGGTCTTTCTTGACGAGTATCATAACGGCTTGAAGGAGGTCATGGAAGCTGCTACCCATCTGAACGAATTGAGAACAGCAGATTTGAGTATTATTCCTACAAGATGGATTCCTCGCTTCAATGATTATATCAAGACTATAGAAACTGCAAGGATTGATGTCCGAGGTTACGAAAGGGTTTATCGTGAGATAGAGGGTGCGTACAACATCTACAAGCTGTCTTCGGATCAAGATTTGATTGCGTATGGCTTAGATAAGCTATCCTTCAATACACCTCATACCATCGTGGAAGGCTTTAGAGGTATTGGATTGAGTCCGACCAAATGGCTCGGAAAGAAAGAGTTTTATGATAGCTTTGACAAGTTTGTTCCTTGTATTAGCCTTAGCGGAAACAAAGCATACTTTTGGAGCAAATACAATCATGTGCGAATAGACTTCGATGGTCTGAAGGAAAGAATCTTAAATTCAGAATGGTATCGCAAGGGTCTCCAATATCACGAATACGGACACGCTAAAGCCGCATTACAAGGTAATTGGGAAGGAAATGCAGACTTCAAAAATCTTTATAAAAGGTTTTTTGCTGACTACAACAAGCCCGAATATAGATACGTAGATGGAGAAGGTGTTTCGCAATGGAAAATCGCTGATAGACTATTTGAAGAGCTCAAACTCGTAAAAGACAAAACGTATGATGTAATGGAACAATTTGGCAAAATCTCTGATACTTTGCAAGCTATCGACAAAGACCACAACTGGATACAGGGAATGTTAGGACACGACGTCGATTACTTCGCATCGAGTTTGCATAATTGTTTAGCTGATATTATAGCCCATTTAAGCGAAAATTATTGGTCTAACAATAAATACTTCAAAAAGGTTTTGCCAAGGCTTTATAATGAGGCTATGGCTCTCTATGAGAAGTATTATAAGCTAAACAAACCGACAAAAAGATAGGTGGTAGTCTATGGTTCTACCACCCATCTTGATTTTCTTTCGGTAGGACCTACGGCTGATTCATTGGTAATATAGGTCAGACCAAACTTTGTTTTAGTTTTCATTGCCTTGCGAATAGAGAGCATTATTTCTTCTCTCGTAAAGCCGCTAATAGGATAGTTTTGTAGAGCTAATTCTACTGCGCACATTTGAGCTACACCTGCATTTCCTTTGGTATAGTAGTTCACAACCTGTTCGTCTGTAAGCTCGTCCACGGACTTAACAGAGCATTGTTCTAGATATTCTTGTATATTCATGCTGCAAAGATAGTAAAAGTTTCCCAAACTACAATACGTCCGATTAAAAAGTTAGCAAAAGTTAGCAAACAGACCATAAAGAAGTTTAAAAGTTAAACTATTGTAAGTGCTTGAAAATAAGATAGTTGATATTTTGTCAATTCACAAAAAATGACTATCTTTGCACTATCAAAATAAATAATAACAATTAAAAGATAAGAGCAATGAAATACGAAGAAACGTTTAAACAACAAATGGTAGTAATTGAAGCCATGGTAGAAAAGACCAAAAAGGCGAAGGAAGAGAACTGCGACCTTTATGCTCTCATTTACATGAGGGGATGGCTTAAAGGAGTTGTAGATGATTTGGATAAGATTATCCCTTAACAACATGTTGTTAATTCTTAAAGGTAAGTAATTATGACACAGCAAGAATTTGAACAGCGAGTAGGAATGTCGGTCAATGCTACCGAATACGCTTCCATCGAGAATGTATATATGGCAAGTGACCTAGATAAGGATGCTTTCTGCATTCTTTGGGAGAAGATGAACTTCAAAAGAGTTGCAAGAGCTAGAGAAGAGAAATCAGTTAAGTTGAAGGAGCAAATGAAGAAGGAACAGCTATTCGACATACTGAACAAGCCATACGGCAAAAACGAGTTTGGTACGCTAGCCGATAACTTCTACAGCAAAAGTGAAAAATCTGTACTAGAAAGCATCGGAATCCACATGCAGCAAGAAAGAAATGGTATTCCATTCTTTGTAAGTGTAGCATCAGTATTGGTTGATTTACGCAAATATTTGAAAGTCGCATAAGAAGGAAATGGTAGGGCTAACCACCCTACCTCAATACGATAAGAGCAATGAATACGATAAAGACGTTTATTCCATCAGAGTCAGTTGACGCATTTAAGAAGTTCGCTGAGAAGACAAAGCGCAATGTAGAAGGTTTCGACTACACCATTAGTAACCCACGAAAAAAGTTATTCCGTCATGCGGTAGTAGAAGATTGTCAAACCATCATTGGGAAGTATTGGCATGACATCTGTGACCTCACCATCAATATGCCAGACGAAAGTAATTGGAGATTGCTGGCCACATATAAGAATGGAGCCTTTACTCCTGCTGATACAACCAAGGAGTTGGTATTCAAGATTAAGGAGCATGGAGCTGATTACGGCAAATGCGACCTATGTGGTCATTGGTGTAACAACGCATACGTAATCGAGAATACGCAAACTGGCGATGAACTGCAAGTAGGTTGCGAGTGCATAAAAAAGTTCGGATTGAAGTACATTGACTTCCTCTCAGACTTTACACGCAAACTTTATGAGACCTACGACCACACCATCAGATATGCCACCGATGATGACTATGGAGACCTTATTCCAATTTGGGGTGGTCCTAAGGATAGTAGATATACGGATGCCATCTTGAAGAATGACATGATCGCCATGTGCAAGGCTCAGTATGACGAGTGCCCTGTTTACAAGAAAGGCTATTACGCAAATGGTCACTATTACCCATCAGAAACAATCGCCAAATTAGAGGAAATAAGAGATTCTAAGAAGTTTACGGTTGACTCCTCATACATAACAAAGGTCTGCGATTTTGCGCTCTCTAAAGAGCCTAAATCGCAATTCGAGGTTGAAATGCAGAAAGTAGCAAATGACTACTACACATTCTCGGAGCAGTTCGTTTATGCTTTCTTCCTGGTGAAGAACTACGAGGATAGCTTAAAAGGTGGTATTGATGCCATCAAGAAAGGTATGCAAGTCAAGGTAGTCGGTAAAGTCATTCAACAGCGCACAGAGCAGTCTTACTACGGAGAAATGGTCACAAACACCATCCTTACTAAAAACGGAATAGTCTGTGAAAGGGTTGGCAAAATACCAACTGCACAAAAAGATGGCGAGAAGACCACCGAGTTCTATGCTATCGTCAAGGGTGTGTTCAATGGAAAGGTTTGCCTAGACAGAGCTACTAAGAATCCAAAGAAAGGAATTGAAGTGGCAATGGAGATTTAGTTATGAGCGCATTCAACATCAACACCTATTATGGCTGTGAAACTTGCGAAGCAGCCGACGAATATGGTAATGGTTGCAAGCATGGTCTGTTATTCCCTGTCCTGCTTGTGATAGCTAATAAAAGGGAATGCCCAAATTATAGATTTCAAAGAAAGGAATAGAATGAGTTATAAAGACAGAATAGAATTAGAGCAACTTTTAGGTAGTTTTGTAACATCACCTAAAAGCCTTCTATCAGAAAAAGAGGTCAAATTGCTAAGAAAAGCCATGCGACTTATTGGTAGAGTAAATAAGAGATACGCGGATTTATACATGTAAATACGAAACGATATGAAATTGCAGGTTTATTTTTTATACAGAACCGATGAGCACCTATCAACAGACAGCAAGGAATTGCTCTTTATTGGCAACCTTCCAAATTGCATGAAAGCAGCAAGGAAGTTTAATGCTACAGATACTCAGATTAATGAACTTGGGTATCATAAGCAAAGTCAACTTAACAATGTAGGTTACGAGTTTATGCTAGAACAGCATACACTTAACGAATATATAGTAGAACCATAAAATATACGATTATGAAGATATACAAATTGATATGGTATCTCTACACAGAGGACCAACTTAAAGAATCCCTCATCACCGATAAGGAAGTTGCAGAAAAACGTTATCAAGAGCTGAAGAAGTTTCTTTATCGTGGATGCTGGTTATCCCTCTCAGAATTAGTTGAAAACGAAGACCACGAACTAGTGAAGGGTGAAGGTCTTCATTATAACGACATTTAAAAGTTAGAGCAATGGAACAGAAGTTATTAGATTTGATTATCCATATAGGACAAGTTAGAGGTTGGGCTGTAGATGCTACAGATAATGGCAATGACCTTGCCTACATCTTCTTTCAGCGTTATTCTCCTGCTGGTCAAGATTTCAACATGTCAATCGAAATGCCAAACAATGACCCGAATGAGTTTTTGAAGAACCTCGATGATTACTACGAGAACTTCGATCCAGATAGTGAAGCCCTAAACTGGTGTGACAAAGAAGGTCATGGTATAAATGGAGCACCCAAACGCTTGAAGGATATCATCATTGATTTCGAGGAAATCGAAAAGGAAATCAAAGAACTCCTAGAAGTGTTCAATCTTCAAATAGAGGAACTAGAGAAAGCTGCCATTCACAAGGTTAAAGTGCAAGTCACCGAATACCTGCAAAAGGTAGTGGAGGTTGATGCCATCAATGGCAGTGACGCATGCGATAAAGTCGAAGAAATGGTTAATGGATCAGAAATCATCTTGACAGCAGACGATTTCACAACAAGAAACATTGAGCCTTATGAAGATAAGTAAAACTGCACAAGCTGTGCAAAAGCTAAAAGATGGAGATTTGAAAGGAGCACTCTCCATCTTTTCTACTTTTAAGTATGATTTCACAAGGGATGAACGTAGAATCATGCGAATTGCATACGAAACACTTTGCGGACATGGTGCTTTCTATCAATCATTAGGAATTGATGCTGGTCAGATGATAGCAGATGCGACAACTATACTATACGATAAGTATCTAAGTATCAATAAGTTAAACTAAGTTAGCAAAAAGTACTTTATGCTCAAAACGTTTGGTCATTTGCAAAAAAATGATTACCTTTGCACTATCAAAAATAAATAATAACAATTAAAAGATAAGAGCAATGAAACGATTTGAAGATTACGAAAAAGCTTATAATAAATGCTATGAACTTTTGCAAAAACTCACAGCATTGATAAAAGAGACAGATGGCAACCTCACTATCGAGATAAGATTTACTTATATTGACAAATATCCAATGCTTTCTGTTAAATACTATTGTAATTACCTGTACTCATTTCTTCCACAAGAAGATGGTACATTTGTTATTTCTACAGACAATAAAATCTATACAATGGATGAAATTGAGGCGAAGATAAGAAAGAATTGTTATTTAGACTAAAATATAAGAGCAATGAAACTGATTACGAAAGAAATTAAGAAGAGACTGGAAAAATATCCTCTCTACTCACAGGATGGCAAAAAGGAAGAAGCCATCTGTCAAGCAAAGTTCTTCATTTGTGTTGGTGCATGGTCTTGGTTCATATTGGAAGCAGACCTAGAGAACAATATCGCCTACGGAATCACTATCAATGGAAGTGGTGAAGGCGAGTACGGCTACACAAGCTTAACCGAGTTGCAGGGGCTAACAACTAAGTTAGGCTTAACCGTAGAGCGAGATACCTCATTCTCCCCTACTCCACTAAAGGATATTGATAATGAATATCTAAAGAAGTTTCTTAAGAAAATGTACGCTTGAAAATAATTTCTCACTTTTTTCAAGAAACTATTTGTTGATTAAATAATTTTATCTATCTTTGCAAAAAGTTACAAAAAAATGAAGATTTATACATCATACTTCTCAAACGGAGCTAAGTTAGCAAAAGCTGGTATCATGATGATCGGTATTGCCCTCTACCCTCCGAAATGGTTTACAGGATTGTCAAACAAGTACGTGTCACCATCATGGGACATTCTTCACAACTCCAAATCGGAAGAAGATTACGTGCAACGTTTCAATTCTGAGATATTGGCTCATCGGGACCCAAAAGCATTTCTCTCAGCAATAGAGAAAATGGCAAATGGAAAAGATGTAGCTCTATGTTGCTTCGAAAAGCCAGATGATTTTTGCCATCGCCACCTAGTGGCAAAATGGCTGAATGAAAAGTTGGGAGTGCAGGTCGAGGAATTTGGAATTTCCAAGAATCCTGTTTACTCGGAGCAAAGCTTGTTTTAGAAATTCCTCCTTTCAAAATACCCACAAGGGTTGACGGCTCGGAAAGACGAGCATTTTTGCGTGTATAGAATATTGTTATTATAAGCGGAGATAGCTCAGTTAGCAGAGCGCAGTGATACCATCACTGAGGTCGTTGGTGCGGCTCCAACTCTCCGCTCTTTTGCGGGTATAGCTCAGTCGGTCAGAGCGTCACATTCCCAATGTGAAGGTCGAAGGTTCGAGTCCCTCTAGCCGCTCTATTTTTGTAGAATTAAAATAAAAGAGCATGAAAAGTTGCAGAGACATACAAGATAGAACATTCGGTATTGAAATAGAAATGTGCAATCTTGAAAGGTCTAAGGTATCTCTACCCGAAGGCTATTCATGGAGCAAAGATGAGCAAATTTACAATACTGATGGTTCAACAAATAAGTCATTTGGTGGTGAGGTAAATACCCCACCATTACATATTTGCTGTCTAAAGGACCTACATGACCTCCGCTCTGTATATGAATCAATGGTTGTCGCAGGAGGAAAGATAAAGTGGAGTATTGATACCCATGTGCACATCTATGCAGGAGATTTGCCTGTAGATCAGATTAAGAAGGTGTTTTTGTTCTTCTATGTTTGCTATCCATATTTCAAGAAATATGCTCATATTTCTGATTGGGATGAGCTGGTATTTAATGCACAACCTGTTCCTACAGAGAAGTACTTCGAAGGCGTTAAAAATGCACAGACGTTTGATGAATTACAAAATCTCTTCACCAATCAGTCTAAGAAGGGCTTTATTCGTCATGCGGTAAATATATCAGCATACTTCAAGACAAAGACGATAGAGTTCAGAACGTTTCATGCTACTGATGATTTCTATCGAGCTATGAATTGTGTGTATTCTGCATACCGCATATTCTATTACGCTATAAGCCACGAATTGGAAGATTACCAATCAATTACATCATACCAGCAGTTCTGTGAGGTTACAGGGCTTAAATATGATGTTCCAAACGAGTTATGCCCACTACTATATCAAGGAAATCCATATAGTGCTATTGAAACGTTTATGACAGCTCCATTATCTTATAATTCCGAAATGGTTTCAGCATTACATGATGCTGTAATAACTAACGGACACAAGGAAATCTGCATAGTAAATGGCTTCATGTACTACTATGAGCTATTCTTCCTTGATAAGGTGGAAGTATCTATATACTGCCAAGATGCCTACTGCTATCTGCTCTATATGTTGGCAAATGGTAAAACATCACTAACATATAAGGATAAGCTTGCATGGTTGGAGGACTATAACAATCCTACACCATCAAGACAGCTTGCGCTAGCTCTTTATGCCGTGAAACTGCAAAAGTATTTCATGAGAGAATCGGCAAGAAATAGTGCTGTCTTCGAAGCATTGAAAATTAAGGCAAGGGAATCTATTGAGAAGACAGAGGAAGCAAATGAGCGATTGATGAGATTGCTTACTACATGTGATTTTCATGTTGGAACACTAGAAGAAGCCATCAAGAATAAGAAGGTTATCTTCTTCAATTTCGGTAGAATGGAGAAGAAGCAGAAAAGGGCATTCAAACTCATTTCAGAAAATAGCGACTTGAAATTAGATTTTTCTGTCGAAAGTAACGACTATTACAACCTAGTGGAAAGTATTCCGAGTGATAGTTGCTTCTACTATTTCAGCAACAGCCCTTATCTGAGAAACCTGCATAAGATAGCTATGTGGAATAATTCAAGTGGGGAAAGACGGTCTGCAGGAAGGTTTCTCTATTGCAATAAGCCAACTGCACAAAATAATGCAAGCACCTCATATTCCTCATACAGAATCGAATGCAACGAGATTGTACCTCCCGATGATTTGGAGATTACAGACGCAGGCAAATTGATTATTGAACGAGTAAACCCACCTTTACTTCATTGCTTGCAAAAGAAGTATATCAAGAAGGTGGACCAATGTAGTGTCTGTCAATTTGCTTTTGTGGTGAAATACGACAAATATACCCTAGGTGGGTTTGGTTTTACGCTACCTCAATACAAGGGGTATGATTTGTTCCAGTTAACGGACTTCTGCACGAATAACGCAATCCCTCGATTGAGTAAACTCATATTGTATTGCATTCAGTCTGTAGGCGTTCAAAGATATTTGAGCAGAAGAATGCGCAAGCTTTGCGAGAAGGTTATCTCCTGCGCTTATACCCATAAGCCTGTGAGCATGAAATATCGTGGTGTATACAAGAAAGTGAAGGAACACTGCACATCATCTTATCTTGCTTACGAAGGAATACTTGGCATATACCCTACGAATAAGGAAATCATTGATAAATATCAAAAATCGTTGAAGAATGGAAAATGAAGATAGATGGAAATACGCAAAAGTTGATATAAACCTCATAGATGAGGTAGAAATCAATGCAAATGAAATGTCGGGTGAAGACTTCGCCCAACTAACAGACAACATTGCTAAATCTGGTTTGAGTAGTGTGCCTACCTGTATCAAGATGGATAATGGTAGATACATCATGATCAGCGGTAATCATCGTTTGAGGGCATGCAAGAAACTGCACTATAAAAGGCTAGGCATCTTGTATGTAGGAGAGAGCGAGATTACAAATGATGAAGCTATTGCTATTGAATTATCTCACAACTCCATTCATGGTGAAGCTAATGTTAGCATCTTAAAGAAGCTGTTTGCATCAATTAAATCTATCGACTTTAAGAAGTTTGCCCATGTGAACATCGACGAGATTAAGCCAATAAGCACGGAGGGTATAGATGTATATGCCATGCAGGAGAATTTCGTATTCACAATCATCCTTTACCCTAGCTCATTTGCTAGTCTGGAAACATTGTATGGGGACATTCGTGAACAAGCTCGCAAAAGTGATGCTCTCGTTTTAGCTTCTGATGAAGATAACGAGAAAACCCTGCTTAAAATCCAAAAAGAGATAGGTAAGGAGTTTGGCATAAAATCCCCAAGTATCTCATTTGCCAAATTGTTAGAGTTAGCGAGTGAACGTTTAATCGAAATAAAGGAAGGAGAAAAAGAAAATGATTTGGATAATAATGACAGCGAGCGATAAGGACTCGTATGTGACACAACGCAATCAAAATTTCATCAAAGAAGCATTAGGAGCAAACAATGTTACATTTGTTAGTGTGCAAGATGAGGATTCACTTAATGACTTAAAGATAAGTGATAGGGACATCGTTATTACACAGACGAGAAATAGAATTATCCTAGATAAGATAGGCAAACTTGAAGCAAAGAATACGTCAGAAAGTGATAGAACGATCGTCTTGACAAAAAACAAAGAAGTTCTCAAAGAAGAACTTTACAGGCACGGCATCTCGTTTCCGAAATCATATAGTAAGTATGATTTAAGGGAAGAAAATATGTATTTCGTGAAGCCATTAATGGGTGAAGACTCTAATATGGTTGACAACCTTTCGGTCTGCAAGAGTACCCTAGAGGTAAGAAAGAAAGTTGAAGAGATAGAACGTTTGGGTGATATTGCTATCATCGAAGACTTTATTGCAGGAAAAGAATGCACTGCAGCTTGCGTTGTCAATCAGAAAACAGGAGACATAGACGTTTATCCTATTTTTGTGGAATTGACAACACCATACAATATACTCACTCACGAAGCTAAGATGCAGGAGGAAGAGGTATGTAGTGCTTGTAATCTTGAAGTGATAAAAGAAACTGCACAAAAAGTGTGCAAGGTGTTAGGTATTCAACATTATCTCAGAATAGATTTTAGAATATCTTCAACTGGTGTTCCGTTTGTAATAGATTGCAACCTATTTCCAGGTTTAGGTCCTACAGACCATTTTGCAAAATGTCTGTTGCTAACAGAAAATATGTCTTACATAGATGCTTTGAAAGCAGTCATAGCATCTGCAAGTTAGAAAGGTCGATTATGGCAAAGGTAAGAAGAACAGAATTAAAAAAGATTGCCGCTGCTTATGAAAAGAAGGGCGGCAATATGGCTGCTACGGCAGTAGCTTTGGGCATTACACGCCAAGCCTTATACAACTGGCGAAAAGAGGATGAGAAGTTAGCCAAGATGTTGGATGATATAGATGAAGGCATTCTTGACTTTACTGAAAGCAAGTTGGTTGAAAAGGTGAACGAAGGTAATCTAACTGCAATCATCTTCCTTCTGAAAACTAAGGGCAAGAAGCGTGGCTATGTCGAGCAAGTAGATAACAGATTAGTAGAAAACCCATTCGAGAAGTTAATGAAGGAGCTTCCCGATGATGAAGAAGGATAATTATGTATAACGGAGAATTGTATATACCAGACTGTTTGTTTCCAACGGACAATCCGTTGGAGATACCATGTTTGTTGTCTGATGTGCAACCTCAGTACATAGAAATCCCATTCTATTGCTTTGGTGAGCAGGCAAGAACAACGAACATGAATGGCAGGGGAACGCTTCACTTCTATACTGATGATTATAGATTCCGGTCAATCTATGAGAAGCCAGAGAAGATTTTGAAGTACAACCCTGGCAGCATTATTGAGCCAAACTTCAGCTTATCAAATGATACTCCAATAGCTTTTGGTATGCAGGCTATCTACAAGAAACGCTTTCTTGCGAGAGCTATGCAGGAAAAAGGGATAGGTGTATTCGTTGACTTAAATGTGGCTCCTAAGTTCTATAAGCTGAATTTGATGGGCATCCCTAAAGGTTACTCATCATTCGCCACAAGAGGTTGCACAGACCGACTAAATGAACTGCAATTTGAATACGAGATTGCCAAGTTCGTAGCAAATGGCAACAGATTCAGATTCATCGTTTATGGAGGTGGTAACGTGATTGAGCAGTGGTGTAAGGAAAATAATGCCGTCTATGTAACACCAATCATCATCATCAAGAATAAGTTGAAAGCTTTTGAAAAGATGAAAGATACTATTGGTATGCTTGATGTTGATGCAAAAGCAAAATACCAAGAGCTTAAAAAGACCTTGTATGATACTCAAGTAAAGAACTTCTCTATAGAAGATATGCTTGATAACATGCAGGATTTTCCGAATCTCTTAAAATAGATTATTATAGTTTATCATTAAAATGTTTGATTATGGGAAAAAGAAGTAGTGGAACTAAGTCAGTCGCCAGCAAATTTGGCGCAGTCGAGAACCATGAGCATGAGTTCTATAGGGGGTAATAAGCAAGAAAACTTCAGTGGCACCAAATCTTATGGCTTCAAACTCGGTGGAAGAGATGTTGAAGCAAACTTTAAAAACGGAGCTATTGAAAAAATAGATCAGTACTTTTATCTCTCAACAAAGGATAGGTCTAGATTGCGTAACGCTGTGTCACACGTTCTTGGGAATACTTTGAATAAAACCAAGGGAAATGAGGTTGATGAGTATGGGATTGGCGGTTTCGATGGAACAGGACTTCGTATAATATCCTATAGAAATAATTTTACAAAAAATATGATGATGGTAGATAAGTATGGAGTCGTCGAATATGGCAAGGGAACAGTCGACCCGTATTTGTTTAGAGGCGAAGACATCAACCCTAAAGTGTTTAGTAAAGTATTAGACAGGGCGTTAAGAGCGCTTAAAAATCCATATAATGGAGATATAAAGCATAGAGATAAATGGAATATATAAAATAATTGTTTATGGGTAAACGAAGTAATGGCACAAGAGGAACAAACAGTTCTTCAGCAAGCAAGAGCCGTAAGGCAAGTGGTGGGGTGAGCGAGCTTGATAGAAGATTTCCTAATTGGAACATAAATCAATTCATTTCAAAGACACCCTATGGAGTCGAAGAAGCCGTTATTGATTCTTTTCATAGGGTCTATGGAAAGAAATACAGCCTCAGTCAAGAAGTTGGTGATATTGATAAAACATTTAAAGAACTTGGGGAAGATGTATATGTTGACATAAATTCAAGCATTAACACGCCACAAGATTTCTTGAATAAACAAGATGTTGCAAAATACATGTCATCAAGAAATTATGACGGTATCAAGGCTTTAAGATACACTGATGGTAATAGTGAAAGAATAATGATTGTTGATGGAAATCATCGTTTCGTAGCCGCAAAGCTCAATCATGAGAGAAAGGTTAAAATGAGAATAATCGAATAAAGTGTTTGTTTATAGGGAGATTTATATTATTGATGGTCATCAAGCCATACTTAAAGGAAACAAGAAAATACGAATATTATTGAATTAGCAATATGTCTGAACAGAAAGCAATAAAAAAAATGATTGCATGGCGCAATGATTGGTGTCTCTTCGCCAAGGAAGTCTTGAAGGCTCGCCTTGACGAAGAGCAAAAGGCTATATTGCGTTCTGTTCAGAAGAACAAAATGACAACGGTAGCCAGTGGAACTGCAAGGGGTAAGGACTTCATCGCTGCCGTAGCCGCTTTATGCTTTCTATACCTCACTCCTCGCTTCGGCAAGGATGGTAGTTTGGAAAAGAACACCAAGATTGCCCTTACAGCACCAACAGGAAGACAGGTAACAAACATCATGATACCAGAAGTGGCACGTCTATACAAAAAGGCAGGTTTCCTGCCTGGTCGTTTGCTGTCGGATGGCATCAGAACTGATTATGAGGAATGGTATCTGACAGGTTTCAAGTCTTCTGCCGACAACACAGAGGCTTGGTCGGGATTCCATGCTGTAAACACCATGTTCATCGTAACAGAAGCATCCGGTATCTCGGACACCATCTACAATGCAATCGAGGGTAACCTGCAAGGTAACTCTCGATTGCTATTGGTATTCAACCCAAACGTTACTACAGGGTATGCAGCCAACTCCATGAAGTCTCCCCGATTCAAGAAGTTTAGATTATCATCCCTCAACGCAGAGAACGTAGTAAGCAAGAAAAACATTATCCCTGGCCAAGTTGACTATGAATGGGTAGCCGATAAGGTCTCAGCATGGGCACAGAAGATCAGAAAGTCTGAGTTTGATGAAGGTCGTGGTGATTTTGTGTGGGAAGGTGGATATTACACTCCAAATGACCTTTTTCGTGTTAAGGTTCTCGGTATGTTTCCGAAGGTGTCCGAAGATACCCTCATTCCATACGAATGGTGCGAGATTGCCCATAGAAGATGGAAGGAACTTAAAGATAGTGGCTTTATCACCCATAAGCCAATACGCTTAGGTGTCGATGTCGCAGGTATGGGGCGCGATAGGTCTTGCTATGTTCCACGACAAGGAAACTATGTTTCAGAAATCAAGTGTCATAATTCGGGTGGTCATGCGGACCACATGGCAGTCGCAGGTCAAGTCGCGCACTACCTAAGTTTGAGTTCCAAGAATAAAGCCTTCATTGATACCATAGGAGAAGGTGCTGGAGTTTATTCAAGACTCATAGAACAAAAGTATTTAACTGCATTCTCTTGCAAGTTCTCGGAAGGCGTGAGAAACAAGCATGATGTGACAGGCTGCTACTCTTTCGCTAACATGAGGGCTTATTTGTTTTGGTGTATACGTGACTGGCTCAACCCAAAGAATGGATTCTTTGCAGCACTCCCACCTGACGATGAGTTGGATCAAGAATTGTGCGAAGTGCATTGGCTGTTTCAGTCAGATGGTTCAATCATCATGGAACCAAAAGACGAAATCAAGAAGCGTCTTAAACGTTCTCCCGACAAGATGGATGCCCTTGCCAACACCTTCTATCCATACGACTTCGATAGAGACAATGATTTGCAATTGTTAAATAGTATAGTATAAATTTGCAAGATACAGAAAAGTTTTGTAACTTTGCAGCCGAAACGTTACCTTTAACGTTTCATTGCTCTTAGTGCACTCCGACCGTGAGGTTAGAGTGCATTTTTTATTTAATATAAAGTAATTCAGAAAAAGACTATACACTTCAATATAAGCCTTTCTAAGCGGTTCATTTTTTATCTCCATATAACTTATACCATTTTTAAGAAATAGACTTACATACACAAAATTAATAGTTTGGCATAAGTATCTAAGTATCAATAAGTTAAACTAAGTTAGCAAAAAGTACTTTATGCTCAAAACATTTGGTCAAATGCTAAAAAATGACTACCTTTGCACCATCAAAATAAAAATAACAATTTAAAAGATAAGAGCAATGAAAAAGGTTAAAGTTTACACAATAGAAGCGTTAGAGAAGCGAATTACAAAGGCTTTGAAAAAGGTCAAGTTCGGCTACCAAGAAGGATGCTTGATTGAAGCCACAGATGCAGAGTTTAGTATCTACAACTTCAACACTGCACTTTGTAATTTACAGCAGAAAGGAGTCGTAGCATACAACGAGAATACAGAAAGCTATGAATTGGTTTAAAGTATAGGAGATAAGAGCAATGAACGTTTACACAGAATCAGATAGATATACGGTTTTACTTCACGCATTCGACACTTTTGAAGGTGCTTGCGAGTATATTACACAGATTATAAATGTAGGGGAGTGTAAGGTTCTCCCCCTCATAAAAGCATGGAAAGGTGGCGTGGTTACAGCTAAATGGGTGACTAAGAAAACCGAAAAAGGAATAAAATTTGAATTGTTGGATAGCAATGTTTAATAGGAGGAAATGAATATGACAGTATATGAATTATCGGACCTTCAGAAAGAAGAACTCAAAATCGAAATGTTGAAAGATAAGTTTGGGTACAAACTTTCATTCAGAGAGTTAGCATATGCTAATGATTGTATCAGCGACCGAGAGTTGTTCGAAAAATATAAGGATCAGACCTTTACAGATAAAGACTTCATCGTATCACGCTAAATGAAATCGTATGGAAAACAACTGCACAACAATAGAAGAGCTTAAATCCGTAACCACGCAGATTAGTGGTGATGAATGGAAAGATTTCTTCTCACTCATCAAAAAAGGCTCATATAGCCTATATGGTTTTCATCAGTTTCTTAACGAGAGACCAGACCTATGCTTATTAATTCAAGGCATAGGAGAGTACCAAACAGCCATCAAGGAAACGTTAGACGAAATCGGATTGAATGATGGTGATATAAATGGACCAGGAGGAAATCATCTGAAACTGATTGTGGTGGATCAGATAGGATTCATAGTGTATGAAACGAAAGTTATGAACTTTTAAAAAAAAAGATAGAGCAATGGAAGAGAACGTTATCATAGCAATGGATGCCGAAAAGTCTAAAAAGATAAAAGGCATTCCTTCAAGTTGGGACTGGGAGGATATTCATTTCTACCTCATTACTGAATTGGGTTTCAGTTTTGATGTTGTGTTCAATTATTCAAAAGACATAGAGGAGGTATCTTATGAAGGATAATGCAAGAACTATCAAGTACGATTCTATCACATCATACGCAAAGGAATATGGGGTAGAATATCTGAGTAACGAGAACCTTATTGCTTCAATTATCGGTATAGACCCTATGCTACAGGGTAATGAACCAATAAGAAAAATCTTTGATGGTAGTCATTCACTGAGAAAGGCAAGCAAGAGAACACTTCAGGAGCTTACATCTATCAAAGGAATAGGTGAAAAGAAGGCTACCGCTATACTCGCTGCATTCGAACTTGGCAGAAGATTTATGAAGGAGAAGTCGCAAGAACTTACAGATTTGGGTAGTTCCCTCGACATCTACAACTATATTTTACCATACGTCAAGGATTTAGAAATAGAAGAATCTTATCTGTTCTGTATGGATAACAACTTCAAGTTAATCAAAATGGTTCGATTGTCACAAGGTGGAATATCAGAAACCACTATAGATGTAAGAATTGTGTGTAAAGAAGCTATCTCCTGCAATGCCGTAATAATAGCATTGGTTCACAATCATCCAAGCCCTAACTGCTTTCCATCAAAATCTGACGATGAGATAACATATAAGATACAGAAGGCTTGTGAAATAATGAGATTGTATTTTATGGACCACGTTATCATCAGTAGCAAGTCCGACCAGTATTACTCTTACCACGACAAAGGGAGACTATAGGCTACAAGCCGATAAAATACCTCAAACCCATAATTACATACCAAAAGAATCTAACTTAAACACAGAATATATTTTGCACGTTTAAGTGCATTTTTATTGCATCTTATCTTCCAAGGGAGGGCTGTGAAGTTCTCCCTTGTTTATTGAAATGAAAATAATTTCTCACTTTTTTGCAAAAACTATTTGTTGATTAAATAATATTTCGTATATTTGCACCCATAAAAGCGTGTGAAGATGCACGTGACAGAACTTTTCGTAACATTGCTCTTACACCGAGTTCTACGTTTGGTCTGCCTGCATTTCGCTCGCAGACCATTTTTTGTTAAATATAACTCAACAAGCAATGAACAAGTATTACAGAAAAGTTCTTGAAGCACTGAAAACCAATCGAGACATTAAGGCATTGGGGTTCAGTCGTAAGGAGTTAAAGGGTGTTGCCGCCAATGTTGCCAACAAACTTCAACTCAAAGATGATGCTACTGACGAAGAAGTTAGTGAAGGTATTAGTGACGCAATTGATGATGTCTTGCCGTTACTCCAGTTAACTCAGTCCGCAGCAGACCGCCAAGTCTCAGAGTACAAAAACGCTCATCCTGCACCAGATGACGATCCAGATCCAGATGACGATCCAGATCCAGATGACGATCCAGCACGTAGAAGTCCGTCACGGAAGGGCAAGAAGGGCAAGAAGGATAGCGATGATGATGACTCCGCTACCCTCACCGCAATCAAGGAACTTACAAAGGCTGTTGCTACACTCCAAGGCGATGTAACTGCATTGAAGTCTGGCAATACCACAAGCAGCCGTACCGCAAAGGTAAGGGAACTGCTGAAGGACACAGGTAAGTTCGGAGAGCGTCGGCTTAAATCTTTCTCTCACATGAAGTTTGAGAATGAAGAGGAGTTTGAGGACTACCTCGATGAGTTGAAGGAAGATATTGAGGAAGAGAACAAGGAAAGACTTGAAAAGGGTCTTGAAAAGCTTGGACGAATCCCTGCTCCCGATACCAAACCTCAGCCAAAGGAGGAAGATAAGTTAATGTCTGATGATGAAGTCAAGGAGCTGGCTCAGATGTAATCATCTATTGTTTCACTTATAAATTATTAGATTATGGTAGCAGAAGACTACAAGCCAAAAACCAAAGGCTACGACATGGGTAAGGACGCTGTGGTTATCCGTCAGTATCTCGGTGGTATCACAGGCGGTAGAGCACTCGACTACGCCAACTTCAAGGATGAGGTTATTCAGGCAGGTCACATCATTGTCCGCAAGAAGGTTAATGATGTTTATGAGTATTCTCCACTTGAAACAGAAGATGGCAAGTACAAAGACAAGGCTAGCGAAGCAGAATTTGCTGGTGTTGTCGTTCGCTCACGCATGAAGGGTGAAGCGGTTGCCATTATGGATAATGGTCGCGTGAATGATGTGGCAATGCCTTATCAGTTCAAGGACGAAGCTCAGAGAACCGCCATCAAGACCGCTCTCCCAAGTCTTATTTTCGAGCACGATTAAGTTGTGCTCTAGTTTTTAACTTAAAAGATTGTTTATATGAACGAATCACTTTTTATTCAGTTTATTCGTGCTATTTTCCCTAAACTTAGCTTGTATGTTAAGGAGAAGGAGAATCCGAAGGAGCGTACCTATCTTTACAAGGAGATGCTTACCGATGTGTATTCTCCAGATCAGAAGTGGGAAGGTTCATCAGCTAAGACCACATATGTAGCTGCCGACATCGTTGAGATGGATTCAGACATTCCTTTGAAGAAGCGTGGTCAAATCGCAACCTCTAATGGTAAGTTGCCAAAGATTGCGATGAAGAAGATTCTTTTCGAGTCTGATATCAACAACATCAACATCATGAAGGCTCAGTATGAGAACATTGTAGCGAGAGCCAATTCATTCCAGGCGCAAGGCTTGGTTGAGCAGGCTACATCAACACGACAGGCTGCTAAAACTGCAAAGGCTCGTATCATCAATAAGCTCATGAATGATGGTGTCGCTTGTTCTGTCGGTCTCGAAGAGCGTAACGAAATGAACTTCTTGGCAGGTCTCTCTAATGGTATTATTGCCGTTGAAGATGCAGACAATTCGGGTAAGGCTATCCGTGTTGACTATGGATATTTTAAGGCAAACTGCTTCAAAACAGCAACCAATGGTGTTACTACCCGTTATGATTTCGAGAAAATCTTCGATAAGGCAAATGCCGATAACAATACCATCATACAGGTTATGCTCGCTAAGACGCAGATTAAGAAAATCCGCAAGGAGCAATGGGCAAAAGAGCTTGTTGCCGACTACGAGGGTAAGACTTATACCGAAAATACCAAGCTCAAGACACCATCGGAGTCAGCTTTCTCGGAAGCATTCGAGGATGAGTTCGGTGCAGCCATCAAGGTTATCAACCGAACCGTGATTATCGAGAAGAACGGAAAGCCAAAATCAGTTAAGCCATGGAATGAGAATAACATTATCTTCATCTGTAACACCAACGTAGGCTCTTTCGTTTGGGGTACCCTTGCAGAAGACACCAACCGAGTAGCAGGTGTTCAGTACTCTAACGTTGACAGCTACAAGCTTATCTCTAAGTACTCCAAGAATGAGCCATCTTTGCAGGAGGTTACCACAGGACAGGCTATCTGCTTACCAGTAATCGAGGACGTAGATCAGATTTATATGCTCACTACCAAGTCTGAGGAGGTTGATACGAATGCCGAGTCTACCGATGATACCGACCAGTATACAACTTACAAGGGTAAGAAGTATAAGAAGGCTGACCTCATCGCTGCTTTGAAGGCTGCTGGTGTCAATGTGAAGACTAACTCAACCGATGAGACTCTGATTAAGGCTCTCAACTCACTCAGCGATGAGGAGGAAGCCGAAGTTCTCTCTAAACTCACTCCAGAGGTTTAATTTGAATTGATATGAAGACAATAAAGCAAGCATTGATTGATGAAATCCACTACCCTATCCCTTTAGGATTCGTGGAGAATAAGATGATAGAACGTCAGCTTAATGGTGATGATGAATATACATTTGAGGTCGCTCAGTCCAAGAAATGGAAAGGTGCGCTTGCTGATTGTCTGTACTCTCTCATACAAGCTGTAAGCTTATCCGAGTCAGACAAGAGCATTGGAACACTATCTGACAAGGATAAGGAAAGGCTGCTAGTACGAATAAATGCTTTATACAAAACCATCGGTGAATCCCCTGCACTTGGGCAACCGATGGTTTATATAGGAGGTTAAGATATGGCTGTATTGGATTTCGCTGCTCATACCCTAGATTACCTACACGTAACTGATGGGTATGAAGACGATAACGGAGACTATGTTCAAGGCTCAGAAGAATGGGTGGAGAACTATTGTAAGTGTGATATTGTTCCTGCTGGCAAGGCAAACGTTATCACTATCCCCGATGGTTCTGCCAAGAACTATTCCTACACCATCTACAACCTTCCTAGAGCATGCCGAGATTTCAAGTACGGAGACAAAATCCGTGTAAAGCTCTTCGGAAACGAAGTGAAGGAATTTGTTGTACTCGGCTTCCATCGTTATCAACTGCAATGTAAAATATGGGTATAAAACTCTCAACCCCTCAGTCTGCGCTCGATAACTTTTTTCAGTCCGCTATGGCGATAATAAAGCAAGAAATCCTCACTGCTTATGCCAAGCTAGGAGAAGAATGTAATGCAAGGATAAGAGACCGCTCGGCAGAGGAAAGTTGGATAGACCATACAGGAAACCTACGAAGCTCCATCGGTTATGCCATCTTTGACTACGGAAGGAAACAAGTAGAATCAGCCTTCGCTTCCATAGGCAATGGTTCTAATGGTTCACAAGAAGGAAGACAAATGATAGCTGACCTAGCCAAGGAATACTCACAGGTTTACGCATTGGTAGTAGTCGCGGCTATGAACTATGCAGACTTTGTAGAAGCTAAAGAAAATAAAGATGTGCTTGCATCCACTGAGTTATGGGCTCGTTCCGTCGTTGATGGTAAACTAAAGCTCGCTGTGGATAAAGCTGTAAGTAGAATCAATCAGATTAAGTTATGAAATCGGATATTGATATTAAGGATGATGTGTACAACATTATCTCTTCTTCTAAATTAAAGACTGCTGTAACAGGTAGTCTTTGCAAGCGAGGAAGACCATATTATGGCACTGGTAGGACTGGTAAGGAAGATATTTGTATCTCCATTCTAGCAAACAGAACTTCGCAGATACAAGAAGCTTTCGTGAATGTAAACATCTACGTTCAAGATCAAGCTATCACAAAGAAAGGCAATATCCAAAAGGAAGAGAACACGGCAAGGCTCCGTGAGTTATGTCAACTCTCTTTCTCTACCTTCGAAGCAGTTCATGGATCGGATTTCCGCTTGTCTATGAGTGAACAGAGGGTAATAGCTTGCGGGGGCACAAGTGAGCACATCATTAATAACAAATTATTGTATCAAATATACTTCTCATATAACAAACACCACAAAAAGCCCATAAACCGCTCTATATTAGGTCTTCTGCATTTATGGTTCAGATAGACGAATGAGCCGTTTTGTGATATTTTATATATCTTTGTTGTTGGTATTTTGTTACTCGAAACATTTAAATTTACAATTATGAATAAGAAGAAAATCAAGGAGCCAATAAAGCTCAGAGAAAAAGAACTGAGAAATGGTAACATTTCGCTGTACTTAGACAGCTACGACAACGGCAAACGCAAGTACGAGTTTCTGCATTTGTACCTCATCCCAGAAGAGACGAAAGAGGATAAGAAGAAGAACGAAAATACCCTCCGTCTCGCAAACGCAGTCAAGGCAAAACGAATCATCGAACTTCAGAATAACAAGTTCGGTTTCTCTAATGCTGGGCTAAACAAAGAAGCCGATTTTTTTGTTTATTACGACAAGTGCTCACCAAAAAATGGGAGGACCACATTAAACGTAAGAAAGAAGCTAACAGAATTTGTCGGTAAAGAAAAACTCCCTTTCAAATTCATTGATGAGAACTTCGTATTGAGATTTCTCAAATTTCTGAGAGAGAAGAAGTCTGTAGGAAACAAGCGCATTGTTCCGAAGTTACTCAGCAAGAATACGGTACTGCTGTATTTTGTTCATTTCTCTTCAATTCTCAACAAAGCTGTTAGAGATAACATTTTGGACCACAATCCTGCCGAGAAGGTTGATCCGAAAGTCAAGCCAAGAGGAGAAAAAAGCCATCGCGAATTTCTAACCGAGGAGGAACTTGTTAAGCTCGCGGCTACCAAGACCATCTATAAATACACCTCCACCATATTTTTGTTTTCGTGCCTTACGGGGCTTCGTTACTCTGATGTAACTTCACTTAAATGGGGAAATCTCGTTCCCACGAAAGACGGAGGGTACAGAATGGAGATAACGCAAGAGAAAACAGACACTCACTTGGAGTTCGACCTACCCAAATCAGCAATTTCGCTATTACCAAAGCGTGGCTGCAATTCCAAGCAATCCACTTTGATTTTTGGTAAAAAATACACTCCAGGTAATGTTGGACTACAGCTCAGAAAATGGATAGCAGATGCAGGTATCGACAAGCATATAACTTTTCATTGCTCACGACATACTTTCGCTACCCTCATGCTCACCAAGGGGGCGGACCTATACACCGTTAGCAAGTTGCTGGGACACAACAATATAAGCACAACTCAGATTTACGCAAAGGTGGTTGATGAAGCTAAAATGAAGGCTTTAGACCTACTTCCGAGCCTCAACACTGAAAAATAGCAGAAAAACGAAAATAATTTCTCACTTTTTCAGTTAAAAGTATTTATTCATCAAATATTTTATGTATCTTTGCACCATCAATAAATAATAAATAGTAACAAAAAGAATCAATAGTTATGAATCAGAAAGAATTTATAGAAATTGAGCAGAGTGCAAAGGAACTTGATGGTCCTGCTGCAAACATCATCCTAACCATCGCAAACGAGGTTAAGGAGCTTGCTAGCAAAGTAGGTAAAGCATTTTACAACGTCAAGGAAGCAGCAGAATATACTGGTCTTTCTAGACAACTCATTTACAAGGCGGTTAGAAATAAAGAGATTGCCTATTCTCAGCCAAGTGGCAAAGGCGGTTCCTCCAAATTATTCTTCAAACGTTCGGATTTGGATGCGTATCTTTCACGCAACTACTCTCCTGCCAATGCTGATGTCGAAGCAGAAGTAGCTAATTGGATTTAATAATCAATTCGTATGAAGATGTACGATACCCATTATCGAACGAAATAAAGAATACTGAATATGGCAAAAAGCGATAAGAAGCAAAGCATCATACTCCATCACAGCCAATACCAAGCAGTAGAAGCTATTGGACTGGACTATGAAGAGAAGGGGAAATTATTTTCTGCCATCTTTGAATATAGCATGAATGGCTCTGTAAAAACAGAACTTTCTGCAAGAGCATCAGCCGCATTTCAATTCATCAAGATCCGTATTGATGAGGACGTTGCTCATTACCAAGAAGTCTGTGAGCGTAGAAGAAAGAGTGGTGCAATGGGCGGTGCCCCAAAGGGCAACACCAATGCTAAGAAAGTCGATAACGAAGAATCCACCTCTACAAATTCAGAGGAAAGTAGCAAGAAGATAGATTGCGCTTCGGAGGTTGCAACCAAAAACAACCAAAACAAGCAAATGGTTAAAAAAACAACCAAAACAACCAAAAACAACCAAAACAATCTATCTGATACTGATACTGATACTGATACTGATACTGATGTTACTAACGTAACAGATGATAAAGAAGAGATAAACTCTTCTATGTCATTTGGCGATGCAAATGACGCTCAGCATTCATCCGATGTAGAAGATGTCAAAGTTGGTATGGTAAAGAAAGATTGCGATATAGACTTTAAGAAGCTCGCTGAGTACTTCAACTCCAAACTTCCGAGCGATGGAATACCACAAATTCGTTCCATCACTCAGAAGAGAAAAGCAGCCATCCTCGCAAGGGAGAAAGAATATGGCAAGGAAGCGATTATCCAAGTGATAGACAATGCAGCCACCTCCCAATTCCTAAATGGCGACAACAAGCAAGGTTGGACAGCAAGTTTCGATTGGTTATTCTGCAAAACCAATTTTCCGAAAGTATTGGAAGGTAACTATCGTAACACTCCTGCTAGACAAAGCGGAACAGCCCTGCACAACTCAGAAAATAAGGACTATTCCGAAGGAGGGTGGTAATTTTGACTTCTAAGAAGTTATTTTACCCCAACCCTTACAAATATCCATTGTTGCTACAAAAACGGCATACAGAGGAGAAAATGAGGGTCTATGAGTATTCACAAACACAAAATATCAAATCATCATGCCATTAAACTACAATATAGAAACATTCGAGGACTCTTTGAAGTTCAAGATTAGAGGTCAAGAGATTCAACTGAGCTTTATTGCTGCAGGTTCATTATGCAATGCTCTTGCAGAAGCTCTACTTAAAAGAAAGCAACCTTTGTTGGAGAAAGTTAGCTACTATTACTGGCTTAACAAACTCACGAAGGCAAGTACTATCAACATTTCCCAAGAGGAAGCTGATGCGCTGAGAGAATATCTATCCAAGGTGTGCCCTAAGCGTAAGACCAAGGGAGGCAGAACACGCAAAACTTCCCCAAAGGACACCTCCTCGGCACCCAAGCCCAACAAATACAAGCGGGTTCGCATTACTGAGGAAGATCGAAAGAAAAAGCTCGCAGCCCAAATCAAGGAAATGCGTGCAAGGTTCAACATCAAATAATACTCATATGGAACTAAGAGAATATCAAAATACCATAGCAAACCAAGCGGTCGAGAAACTGCACAAATTTGGTTGCTGTTATCTGTCAATGGAATGTAGAACAGGAAAAACTATCACAGCACTCTCCACGGCAGACAGATTCGGGGCAAAGAGTGTTCTGTTCGTCACCAAGCTAAAGGCGAAAGCATCGATTGAGAGCGACTACAACTTGCTCCATCCGTCCTACTCTATTCTAGTAGTGAATTATGAGAGTGCGCACAAGGCAAAGGGAAGCTTTGACCTCATCATCCTTGATGAAGCTCACTCGTTGGGAGCATACCCTAAGCCATCCAAACGTACAGAGATATTGAAGGAGTTATGCAAGGGAAAGACGATACTCTATCTATCAGGAACACCATCGCCCGAAAGCTACTCCCAGTTGTATCATCAGTTCTACGTATGCGAAAACTCCCCATTCAAGGAATACAAAACATTCTACAAATGGGCAAAAGCAGGATTCGTCCAAGTCAAGCAGAAGAAAGTAAACGGCTACCTCATCAACGATTATTCGGAAGCCAACAAGCCGATGATAGATCAGTTCGTGAAACATCTGTTTATCTCATACTCCCAAGAGCAAGCAGGATTCTCAACCAACATCATTGAGCATATAGAGAGCGTGAAGATGAAAGCACAGACAAAAAATCTGTTTGATGCCCTCCAAAAAAACAAGGTAGTGCAGAAGAACGGAGTAACCATCCTTGCAGACACACCTGCCAAGATGCTACTTAAACTCCATCAGATTTCTTCCGGAACGGTTATTGACACGGAAGGAACACATAGAATATTCGACTACTCCAAAGCTGAGTATGTAAAGAATCACTTTCAAGGCAAGAAAATTGCATTGTTCTATGTATATCAGTCTGAGGAGGAACTATTAAAGAAAGCATTCCCAAATTGGACAGAATCGCCCGAGGAGTTTCAAAAGTCAGAAGGCAAGGTGTTCATCTCCCAAGTCCGTAGAGCAAGAGAGGGTGTTCGCCTGGATAGTGCCGATGCACTCATCTATTACAACATGGAATACTCATTTCTTTCATACGAGCAAGGCAGAAACAGATTAGTGTCAAAAGAACGCACGTCCCCTGCAGATGTTTACTTTCTTTGCTCTGATTGCGGTATAGAGCAAGACATCATGAGCGCAGTAAGAAATAAGCAGGACTTCACTTTGTCGTACTATAAGAGAAATAAATCATGTCAAACAGCATTTCCACCAAGCCGAGATTGGAATCCGTCATTCAGTCTTCGCTAATCAAGAGGTATGAGAGCCAAGGCTACTTCGTTGTAAAGCTCATCCTCACAAACAAGTCGGGAATCCCAGACCTCCTGCTTTTGAAGGACGGAAAGGCTTCATTTGTCGAAGTCAAGAGAGAGGGACAGAAGCCACGTCCCCTACAGCAATTCAGAATCAAAGAGCTGCGTGAAAAAGGCTTTGAAGTCGAGGTCGTAGATGGGCTATAGTTTACGAAATAGACGGATAAAAAACGCGCGCGTGCGATTGTTCTAGTGTTATTAAACGTTTAAAATATGGAAGAAAATAAAGAAATTCAGAAGATGTTCATGGATGCAATAGTAGAAGCACCCATCGAGTTTACTTTGGGTAAGAAGCGTTTCTGCATCTACCCAAAGACCTTTGCGGCCACCGTAATGGTGGGCAACCTAAGAGACCTCTTGGAAATAGACCAAGAGAACGTAAGAATAAATCCAATCCTTGAATGTTTGCGTTTGTGCGAGGATAAGAGAGAAGTCGTTCTTAGAATCCTTTCCGTTTGTACATTGAAGGGAAAGGAAATCCAAAATTCAACCCTCATAGAGGAACGTATGAAGTTCTATGATACGAATATGGAGAAGAGCGATATGGCTAACCTCCTCCTCCACTGCTTGCAGGATGATAGCGAAAAACTGCAAGCTTTCAAGCAAGCATTAGGCATTGACGAGGAGTTGAAGAAGAAAGGATTGGTCCTCGCAGCCAAGAAAGATAGTGGTAGCTCTATCAGTTTTGGAGGAAAGACCATTATCGGTAGTTTGTTCGGTTGGTTCTCAGAGAAGTTTGGTTGGTCTGTAGAATACATCACTTATGGCATCAGCTATGTTAATCTGATGATGATGTACTACGATCACTTTGATAGTGTTTATCTGACAGAGGACGAAAAGAAACGTGTCCCTGCCGCATGTTTTTTAGACCATAAGAACGTTTTCGATGGCAACAACAAAGATGACCTTATGGAGCTAATCAGACAGAGTGAAGAGAATCCAATTTAGCGTTTAAGGTTTTTAGAATAGACCAAATTGGTGTAATGGCTAATGTTACGAAAGTTCTGTCAAAAATCATCTTCAACCATCATAAATTTGTAACGTTATGCCAGCATTAAAATTTGAAATTACAGGAAATTGTGAGCAGCTAATCAAAAGTCTCGGTCAGGCGCAAGGAGCGTTCGCAAAGACCGCCAAGGTTGCCGAAGAGCAAGGGCAAGCCATAGACAGATTGCTCGATAAGTTAAAGAATACAGCAGCAATGATTGGTGTCGGATTCGGTATTAAAGAGTTCGGCACCAAAGTCATGCAAGTGAGAGGTCAATTTCAGCAGTTGGAAATGGCATTCAAGACCATGCTCCAAAGTGGGACAAAAGCGAATGACCTTATGAATCAATTAGTACGTACAGCAGCGACAACACCATTCGATTTGCAAGGTGTCGCTAATGGAGCAAAGCAGTTGTTGGCTTATGGTACGGCAGCAGAAGATGTAAACACAACTCTCGTACGCCTTGGAGATATAGCCGCAGGTCTTTCCATCCCATTGAATGACCTCGTTTGGCTGTATGGCACAACCATGACCCAAGGCAGAATGTTTACACAAGACCTACGACAATTCCAAGGAAGAGGTATTCCTATCGCTGAGGAGATAGCCAAAATTAAGGGTGTGGCTGTAGATGCCGTTGGAGAACTCGTAACAGCAGGCAAAGTTACATCAGACGTAGTAAAGCAAGCCATTGAGAACATGACTGCAGAGGGCAGCAAGTTCGGAGGTTTGATGGAAGCTCAGAGTAAAACCATTACTGGTCAAATCTCCAATATCGAAGATAGTATTGACATGATGTTCAATAGTATTGGCCAGAAGTCAGAGGGAGTAATCAACGAAGCACTGAGCGGAGTATCGTACCTCGTTGAGAACTGGGAATCTGTAGGTAAGGTAGTGCTCACGGTAGCTACTGCATTCGGTACTTATAAGGCTGCATTGCTCGCCGTCATAGCGGCTCAGAAAGTGGCAACTTTCATCAAGTCAGCGGAAGCATTTTTCTCGTTGGCAAAAGGAATCACATCAGCCAAGGAAGCCATGCTGCTTTTCAACATCGCCACCAATGCCAACCCGATAGGAGCTATTATCGGATTGATAGCCTCAGCAGCAGCAGCATTTGCGTTCTTTGGAAATAGTACTGATGAAGCTACAGAGAGACAAGAGAAGTTTGGCGAGAGTGCAGACAGAGCATCTGACAAAGTAGAATCGTTATTTGCTGTCTTGCAATCAGCATCCAAGCAAAGCAAGGTACACAAAGATGCTTTGAACGAGTTGAAGAACGTGGCAGACGAATACGGAATCACCCTCAACAAAGAAGGAGACTTGACTGATCAGCTCATAGAGAAGAAAGAAACGCTCATCGGGGTAATCAGAGAGGAAGCCATCGAGAGACAGAGGGCAAACGACATCACGGATGCATCTGAAACCTATCAGCAGAAGATGCAGGAAATCAAGGACAATATCAAGGATAGTCTGTCTGACGATTTTTCGGATATGCAGAAGAGCCAACTTCTAACACTCATTTCAGAGAAAGACATCAAGAAAATCACCGATGCCTACAATACAATGTTGGAAGCAGAGAAGAAATCCATCGCAATGACCGGTACGTACAATTCTCGTTTCTCCAATGAGCAGATTGGCAAATATAACCAGTCCATCCAAGAGTTGGCTGACAAGATTGGAGTTTATAGCAAAGCCCTTGGTGTGAGTGCAAGAGCCACAAACTTAGCAGAGCAGACCATCAAGGAGAATGGTTTGACATTGGCAAAGACACGAAAGGAGTATGATACCACCGTAGATGCAGTCAATCAAGCCGCAGCAGCCGCCCAAAGCGCAGAAATGGCGACTGATGGTTTGTCTGAATCCCAAAGAAACTTCTCTGACAAAACCAAGATGGCTAAGGAGAGCGTTTCAGATTTGGCGGCAGAGATAAAGAGCATCATTGATACGTACAACAATGCCCACATCAATCTCCAAATCTCGTATGAGGAGTTGAATACACCTCCTGCCTGGATGGAGGGCGTATCAAAAAGGTTATCTTCTGACAAGCTGAAGAATCTTGCGGCCTACCATCAAGCGCGTGCCAATCAGATGCGCAACCATAAGCAACAGACGGGTAAAAATCTCGTTATGCAGAATGGTAAGGGCGCATACACGAATGAGCGAGAGGAGCAAGTAATGGCAGGTCAATATTCCATCCTTGCTAAGCAGAAAGAGACTGAGGAAAACAATGCTCGTCGAGCAGCCGAGGAAGCTAAGAAGAAGAATGCTAAAAGTGCTGTATCCGAAGCCAAGAGAAGAGCTAATGAAGCTAAGAAGAAAGCAGAGGATCAGAAGAAAGCCCAGGAAGAACTGAACGAAGATTTGTTAGAATTGCAGCAGAAAAATACAGATGAAACTATCTCCCTCATGCAGGAAGGTACGGATAAGAAGCTTGCTGAAATCAAGAACGACTATGCCAAGCGCAAAGCCGAGATTGACAAGCAGGAAGCAGAGTTCAAGAAGAAAAACAAGGAAGCTGGCAAGAAAGTAACCCTTACCTCTGCTCAGTCCAATGCCCTCAATAAGGCAAGAGACCTCGCTACCCAAGAGTACAACAAGAAGCTTGATGAGGTCAACAGGGAAGCCCTTACCTCTATGCGCGACTACTTGAAGGAGTATGGTTCCCTCTATCAGCAGAAGCAAGCCATTGCCGAGGAGTACGAGGAGAAGATTGCTAAGGCTCAGACGCAGGGCGAAAAGCTATCTCTTCAGCAACAGAGGAAGAAGGACCTCCAAACCATCGAGATAAATGCCATCAGACAGAACATCGATTGGGGAAGCGTCTTCGGAGACTTCGGTGCTATGTTCAAGGACCAACTAGAGCCTACCATTGAGAAGCTGCAGGAACTCTCCAAGAGCACAACAGATGTCAATGAGCAGAAGACCATACAGGAACTTATCTCCAAGCTACAAGGCTCTGCCACCATCTGGAATAGTGACATCTTTAAGAAAGTCTCTGACGACATCAACTCCTATCAGTCAGCCATGCAGGGTTATATTGATGCACAGGAGCGAGAGATTGAAGCCACAAAAGCTGTCACCAAGGCGCAGGAAGACCTCGCTAAGGCTAAGAAGAGCGGTGACAAGACAAGTATCAACAAGGCTGAAGCCAACCTATCTAGAGCGCAGGGCGTACTTGCTACCGCTTCTAACAACGTTTTGGAGTTCGGCTCATCAGTTCAGAAGGCATCATCAGACTTGCAGACATCTGCACAGAAGGCAGTTTCTCAGTTCCAGCAACTTGAAAATGGCTTGCAGGGTCTCACATCGGGGTCGCTCAAAGGCATAGGAAACTCCATTCTAGGGCTTGACAAGCTTTTCGGGGGTAATATGCAGAAGGACGTTGCCAACACGCTTGCAAAGGGCATCCAAGGATTGCTCGGTAAAGATAGTGACGCAGCCAAATCTCTGACGAAAGCTTTAGGGGATAGCGGTATGGCAGGTGAAATAATCTCAGCAATACTCGGCATCCTCGATATTCTGAAAGATGGCTTCGGAACACTCATCAGCAACCTCATGGACACGGTCTTTGGCGCAGTAACGGGCATCCTCGATGATGCTTTATCGGGTGACATCGTTATGAAACCATTGAAGAGTATCGGGAACAACGTTTCTCATATCCTCAACACGCTTTCATTCGGTGGTTTCAATAGTCTGTTTGGTGGAGACGGAAATTCAAAGAAAGTACAGGAAGCTATTAACAACCTCACTTCTTCCAACGAGCGATTACAGAAGTCCATCGACAAGCTGAAAGACACCATGACAGGTACGTATGGTAAGGAGTCCACCAATGCTTACAAGGAAGCAAAGCGGCAGCAGGAGACTTACAATCACAACGTCATGGAGATAGCGAAGCAACAGATGAGTTATCATGGTTCGCACCACTCATGGAGTAGTTATTGGAGCGGGTTCAGTAATGAGCAGTTGGCTAAAATCAGACAGAATGTGAAGAGTGACTTCAATGGTGATATTACCACCCTCACACCAGAGGAAATGAAGAAGTTGCTTTCCTACCA